GAGATTCACGAGGCGCACCACGAACACCTGATTCAGTGGGCGCTGCACAAGGCGTTCAGCGTGGTGGACGCGGAGACGTTCGACGCCCAACGCTCAGAGCGCGCCGAAAATGAGTTCACGCGCTATTTCGGCACGCTGCCCGACAGCGATCTGCGGCGCGTGACGCGCATCGACGTGCCGCATCACAACGCGGCAATCTTGCCGTAACCGATACGGACGGTTTGCCCCCGCATAGGGTTTGCCGCTCCAGTGGCTGCCAGCGAGACTTGCCGACATGACGCTCGATTCAACCCAGCGCCTCGGCCCATTCCCACTCGGGATGGACAACCGCGTGCCGGACTATCAGCTCAAGTTGCCCGATGACGCAAGCACGGCGCTTGCTGTGCAACCAGGCCGACAGAAAGTCGGGACAACCAAAAGGAGCCAGTGATGGCAAATAATTCGTACCCAAAGGGCATGCAGAAACTGTTGTCGGCCACGATTGATTTTGCTGGCGACACGATCAAAGTGTGCTTGCTGCCGAACACGTACACGTACAGCGCGGCGCACGAGTTCGTGAGCGATTTGGGCTCCCGCATTGGCACGGACCAGGTACTGACCAACAAGTCGGTCACCGGCGGCGTGTTCGACGCCGATGACGTGGACTTCGGGACTCTGGCGCCGGGCAGCACACTCAAGGCCATCGCGGTATACAAGGACACGGGCAACCCCACAACGTCGCCGCTACTGTTCTATATGGACCAGCTTGCGGGGTTCCCGATGGCGACGAACGGGGGCGCGGTCACTGTTCCGTGGGACGACGGCCCCAAAAAAATCGCCCGCATCACCGCGCCGTTCTACCCGAAGGGGGCGGAAAAAACACTGTCCGGGGGCATCGCTTGGGGCTCGGACAATATCAAGGCAGCACTGGTGCCGAACAGCTACAGCTACGACGCTGGGCACGAGTTCTTGTCGGCGGTCGGTGTGCCGCTCGGGATCGTCGCGCTGAGTAATCGGTCGGTGACGAACGGGGTGTTTGATGCCGATGACGCTGATTTCGGGGCGATGACTGGGCCTGGCGTTGCCGGCGCGATTGTGCTGTTCAAGGACACGGCCGATGCAGCCACGTCGCCGCTGCTTCTGCACATCGCTGGCGTTGTCGGGTTCCCGCACACACTGAATGGCGGCGGGCTGAAGGTGGTCTGGTCGGACTCGGCCAGCAAGGTCTTCTCGCTGGTTCCTGCCTGATCGGAAGGGCACCATGCTCGTATTTATCAACAACGCGGAGACCGAAACGCTCGAAGCGCTGGCTTCGTTGGAGGCCAATGAGGCCCGAGTGGACGAGGTTGAGGTTGACCCCGGCTCACAGGGCATTTTTCCGACGTGGCTGAATGCGTATGACGCCGAAATGGACGTCACGATCACGGACGAAGCGAACGCACCTGGTGAGTATGAGATAGCCAGGCTGCGTGCTGTGACAATAACGGCGGGGCCGACCGTGAAGTTCACACTGGCGCGTTTTGCCGATACGTCGGCCAGAGCTGCCTGGTCATCCGGTGCCTCCATCTCCGCGCGGGTGACTGCGCAGATGCTTGAGTCGTTCCCCCAAACTGAGTCGATCGCCCCTGATCATGTGTACACGGTGCGGGTGGGGCGGTCTGGCGTACAGCGCAACATCACGTTCGGCTCGCTCCCAGCGCTGTCTGTGGTCGCGCCGTTTGCAGACGAGTATCGGACGCACTACTCAGCCAAGGAATATCCAGCCGGCGCTGAGCTGATCTTCCGCACACGGGCTGTGGACATCGGGGTCCCAGCGGGATACTCGGATGGGTCTTCGTACTCCCACGGCGTCATCGTGGTGCCGGCGGTGGCCGATGGATATCAGTATCAACTGCTCCGAAGCCCTGATGGCGGATACAGCGCAACCGGCACTGTCGCATTCCCAGGAGACGGGAGCGAGGTAGAGGCGCTCACGGATGACGCCCCACCTGAACACGTCGGCTGGTGGATACCAACAAGCACGCCGATCGTTCTTGAAGAGTCGCTGCCAGGCGATAGCTTTGTCCTGACTGAGATTGGGTTCCTTGGCTCTGCCACCGGCCTGAGCACGCCCGCCGTGGTGTCGATCGGCGTGACCGGCGACACCACGAAATTCCTCGACCACGGAAACATTTCTGACGGCTTCACGCGCCTGACGGTCCCGATTGCTGACAGCTCTGATAACGACGATCTGATATTCACGGTGCATACGCCGGCGGATGTGAGCCTTGTCGGGAATTTTTTCTTCCGGGGCTTCATCATCCAAAGTTCGGTCTATGCTTAAGGCGTAGTTGTGTCCTACCCGCTCATCAACGGCGCCGTAATCAACGGCGATGACGAAGGGGCCTTGGCGTCGTCCGGTCTCTCCCTCGTGTCGTGGTCAGCGCCGACGATGTACGCGGCGGTGCCGGCGCCGGCCCAGGACCCGTCGCTGGAGATCAGCGACGGCGGGGCGATCAAGCTCGGGGTGGACGTCGCGGCGACGCCTTATGACGGCATCGACCTGTGCCGCAACGACGGCCTGCCGTGGGTTTTCTACGGGCAGCCGCCTGCGGACATGACGTTTGCGGCCCCATCCGACACAGCCCTAGAGTTCGGGGACGCATCGGCGCGCAGCGATGTATCGCTCGGGGCGCCGACGGCCCAGGCGCTGGAGCTGGGGCGACCCAGTGTTCAGACGGTGCTTTGTCCCGCGACGGCAGGTACCCCGCTGGAGCTGGGCGAACCTGGACCTTCAGCCACGGCGCTTTTTGCTGGCGGGTTCATGGGGCTTGAGTTCGGCGAACCGTTGGTGAGCTGGGCGCACCCGGCGGCCGGGTTTGACCTGGCGCGGTGGACGCCCCCGACCGTGCGCTTTGGCGGCTCGTCGTTTCCGGCGCCGACAGCACAGGCATTGGAGTTCGGCGCGCCGGGCATGCCCTTGGTGGCATTGTCTGCGCGTCCGGCGTCGGCGCTTGAATTTGGCCGGGCTGCAATTGGGCTGGGATCGACATGCTGACGTTCGGCGGCTTCACTGGCATCAACAACGTCTTGCCGGAGCACCGCCAGGGCGCGAGCGATCTGCGACGCGCGGAGAACGTGAATATCGGTCTGACCGGCGAGATCACGCGGCGCGGCGGGTTCACCGAGGTGTCGGATCAGTGTCACAAGAACCTTTGGCAGGCCGATGGCTTCATGCTGGCGACGTGCGGCAGCGTGCTGACCGCAATTCACCCGGACGGGGCGCGGCACGTCATCCACCCAGCGCTCGGCTATGCCCGCGTGTGGTACTGCAACCTGCCCGATGGCCGGACGACATTCACCAATGGTCTGATTCAGGGGGTGACCGATGGGCTGGTGGGGGCCGAACGCAGCATCCCGTCGCCGGTATCCCTGGGCATACACAGCGCGGCGTTCGGCGCGCTGCATGCTGGCGAGTATCGGTACTACCTGACGCACGTTCGCCTGAGCGACCGACTGGAGGGGCCGGCCATCAGCTCAGGGATGGTCGAAATCAGCGACGGCGGCCTGCGGCTGGACGCGCTGCCGCAGATCGACGGACACGCGATCAACGTCTATCTGAGCGGGCGCGACGGCGAGGGGGCCTATCTGGCCACCACGACGACCGACACTGCGGTCGAATGCACTGGCGCGAACCACGATCTGGTGCTGCCATGCCGCACGCTTGGCGCGCAGCCGTTTCCAGTGGGCACGATCACCGCCGCCTGGCGTGGGCGTGTGCTGGTGGCCGTGGGCGACGCACTGTGGGCCAGCCGCCCGAGCGCGCCGCACCTGGCGGACTGGCGCGACTTCAAGCCACTTGGCTCGCCGATCACGGCCGTTCAGCCGGTGGATGACGGCATCTACGTGGGCACGGAGAAAGAGCTGGTGTTCCTCGCCGGCACGTCCTGGGATGCTCTGTCGTTCACGGCGACGGGCCACGGCAGCGTGGTGCCTGGCTCCGGTGTTTCGGCGCCAGGGCAAGACATCCAGCTGGGTGAAGGAACCGGGCGCGGGGCAGCCATGCTGTGCATCGCTGGCGGCGAAGTCGTGGCCGGGTTCGCAGGCGGCCAGACGGTCAGCCTGACCGATGGGCGCTACTGCACCGACGTCCAGGAAGTGTGCGCAACATTCCGCGACCTGCCAGGCGTCGGGCCTCAATACCTGGCGGTGCCGCAATGAGCCGCATCTGGAACCCGCTTGCCTTCGACATCTTCGGCAACCCGAATCCGATCGTGGCGCCACCGCAGCTGCGGGTGCAGGGCGGGACACTGACCAAGGTTCAGGCCCTGAGCGCGCAGAACGTATTCGCCAAGTTCTGCAACAGCGCACGCCTGTCGAGCGTGCCGAATCCCACTGAGTATGGCCAGCTCCCCGATGGCTCCCAGTACAAGATCGTCGATGTGGCCGGAAATCGGACGATGTTGGTGTGGGCGAGCGAAGGTGACGGGGGCTCGGAGGAAGGCGGCGGGATGATCTGCCTGCCGCCGTCCAGGCCGAATGTGGACTTCACGGTCCCGTACAAGAGTGTCAGCGCCTTGTTCAGATGGGTAAGTTCCGAGACCGTCGTTCTCGACGTATTTTCTCTCTACGCCGAAGTTTCCAGCGATGGGACCGTGGTCACATACTACACAGGCCCCCCGAAGGACGGGGAGGATCAATACGCTTCGCGGAGGGATACGGTCGTGTGGGAGGTCCTGCTAGATAACTCTGTCGTGCACACCATTACGTCGGTCAAAACCAGTACAACCGCCCTGGTGCACTACAGCTATACAGTCGGCATCACGACGTTTAATTCCATAGCCGTCAACGTAGACGTCAACGAAGCGAACTGGATCGATTTAGACATCCCATCATGGGGCGACAGGGACCCCTACATAACGTCGGCAGGAAGCTACACGCATTATTACTATCTGATTGGCGGCCCCTACACCGGCGCCGCTCCAGATAAAAAAGAGATAACCACGCAGGTGTATGGCGCTGACGGCAGTTTGGAGTGGAGGTCATACGTGTTGCCGCGCGAACCGCTGCCTGAACTTGCGTCGGCTATCGCTACCGCCGCCGCCCAGACTGCAGCCAACAAGGCAGCCGCTGAAGCCACAGCCCAGGAGCTGAACCAGCGGAAGGACGCGCTCGTCCTTGAGTACGAAGCGTTGCTGCTCATGGAGTGCTCCGCCGCGTACAACGCTCGGCGAAGTGCATACGAGGCGGCTCTTGCGGAGCTGAAGAAAAGCCCCTATGCCCACACCACAGGATAGGCATGAACACCATCGTCTGCAACACCATGACCGGCGCTGTCTCCGAATACGCCGGATTCAGCTTTCAGAGCATCACGCCCACGCATGCCGGCGACACGGCGGGCCTGTTCACGCTCGGCGGTGATACCGACAACGGGCAGCCCATTGTGAGCACGATCCGCCTGCCGAAGACGCTGCGCGAGGACACGCGCAGGACGTTCGTCGAGATGGTGTACGTGTCGATCCAGGGCGCTGGCGCCGCCCGGCTGACGGTGCATGCGCCGGCGCAGGATTGGAGCTACGACTTCGCACTGCGGGCGAACGGCCAGGCCCGATGTCAGGTGGGCCGAGGCATCCGTGAGAACTACCTGGGGCTGAGCATCAGCACGCCCCAAGGCCAGCCCTTCGCGCTCGACCGGGTGGAGGTGCTGGAGCGTAAATCAACGGCCCGGAGGGTTTGACCCATGGCAACAGCACCGAGCGGCGCCGGACTTGGCGCGCAGATCGTCAACGAGAAGTACAACCAATCCGTCGTGCTGGCCAACACGGCCAGTGCGCAGGCATCAGCGATGCAGACAGCGCTGGAGAAAAGCATCTACGGGCCGGCAAAGATTGATGTGAAGTGGCAGACCTTGCCGGCGCCGAACCTGCCGCCGATTCCGAACCTGCCGGAGCTTCCGAAACTGACGCTGGGGTCGCTCCCTGGCGCTCCGTCCGACCTGACGGCGACGTTAGGGGACGTGAAAATCGACGACTTCGTTGAAGCGCCTCCGAAGCTGAACTTCCCGGCGGAGCCAGTGATCAAGATCGGCAGCGTGCCGGCCATCCCCTCTGTTGCGGCCGTGGCCATCCCGGATGCGCCGAACGTGACGCTGCCAGACGCGCCGGTATTCCTGGCCATGACGACGCACTCGTTCGGCGGGATCAACCTGCACGAGGACTGGCTTGACAAACTCGACGACATCCCCGAGTTGTCGCTGCTGGAGCCTGCCCCCTTCAACTACTCGCCGGGCGCGCGCTACGCCTCGCAGCTGCTGGACAGCCTGAAGGCGACGCTGAATGCGCGCATCCACGGCGGCACTGGGCTTGCGCCGGAGGTCGAGCAGCAGATATGGGGTCGGGCGCGCGACCGGGAAACGGCGTTGGCGCTGGCGCGCGAGCAGGAAGCACTGCGCGGGGCTGAGGCGCTGGGCTATCCGCTGCCCTCCGGGGTGCTGGCGGGCCAGCTGGCGGACGCGCGCAGGGAGTACCTGGACAAGCTCTCGGGCCTGAGCCGCGACATCGCCATCAAGCAGGCAGAGCTGGAGCAGGAGAATGTGAAGAACGCCATCCAGGCGGCGCTGCAGTTGGAGAGCACGCTGCTGGAGGACTGCTACAAGCTGGAGGTGCTGGCCCTCGATGCTGCCAAAGCAGCTGCGGACAACGCTATCCAGGCCCACAACGCGGCGCTGGAGCAGTTCAAGGCCCTGCTGGCCGGCTATCAGGCCTACGCCCAAGCCTACGACACCCTGATCAAGGCCGAGATGACCAAGGTCGAGGTGTTCAAGGCGCTGCTGTCGGCTGAGGAGACCAAGGCCAACATCAACAAGGCGCTGGTGGATCGCTACAAGGCCGAGATCGAAGGCCGCATGGCCGTGGTCGAGATCTACAAGGCCCGCGTTGGCGCTGCCCAGACGCTGGCGGAGCTGGAGCGCACCAATGTGCAGGTGGCCGGCGAGCAGATCAAAGCCTTCGTGGCTACGGTGAATGCCGAGACTGCAAAGGCCGACCTCTACAAGACCACAGTGCAGGTCGAGGGCGCCAAACAGGAGGCCTACGCCACCACGATAAAGGCATACAGCACCAAGGTCGGTGCGCAGGCCGAGCGGGCGCGGGTCAACATCGCCAAGTATCAGGCTCACATCGCGGCCAAGGGGCTGGAGTGGGACGGCTACAAGGCGCGGCTGCAGGCGGCGGTGTCGGAGGCTGAAATCAAGGCGCGCAGCGCCAGCATCACGGTGGACGGCTACCGGCTGGGGGCGTCGGCCGCCGAGGCACAGGCCGGGTCGTACATGCGCCGCTGGGAGGCGGACATCAAGCAGTATGAGGCTGGGCAGACGCTGACGTTCAACGTTGCGAAGGTTAACGCCGATGCCATTACCCACGCCAACGATGCGCGGATGGAGGCCGCGAAGGTGGGCTTGGCCACATCAGCACAGCGTGTGGCCAGTGCCTGGGCAATGGTGTCTGCGGATGCGCGGGTGTCGGACAGCACAAACACGCAGATCAATCTGTGAGATGCGGCGAACGCCAACGAGGTGGTCGATCTGTTCGGCAACATGGTCACGACGCTGATGAACCAGGTGCACGGCAAGGGCGGCTACAGCGGGCCGGAGCGCAGATCACATTCAACGTGGCGAAGGCCAACGCTGACTCGATCACGCACGCCAACGACGCCAGAATGGAGGCGGCGAAGGTTGGCCTGGCCACCGGGGCGCAGCGGCTGGCCAGCGCGTGGTCGATGGTGTCGGCGGATGCCCGTGTGTCGGACAACACGAACCTAAGCATCAGCGTGTAGGGCCGCCTGGTCGCACCAGAATGCAGCCCATAGGGTTTGCCGCCGTCGCTCGTAGGACAAAGAATGCGTCCAACGTGAGAAAAAGGAGAACCCATGCGTGGTTTCAAGCCAGATGATCAGCGCCAGCCGCAAGGTGGAAACATGGGCCGTGACGCGGTGATGGCAGCCATTGCACGCCAAAACCAGCAGCAGACTGCGCCACAAGCCGAGCCGCCGAAGCCTGAGAGCAGCCCAATGCAGAGCCTGCGGCAGATTTTTTCTGGCACGGTCTTTGATCCCCGAAGCCGACAAGACAAGCGCGAGCGCGAGGCTGGCCTGGCCGATGGCGGCCGGGTACGCCCGCGCGGCTTTGTGGCCGGGCCGGGCACCGGCACCAGCGACTCGATCAAGGCGCGGCTGTCGGATGGCGAATATGTGCTGCCTGCGGACACGGTGCAGGCGGTAGGAGTGGATGCACTCGATGCGCTCAAGGATGCGACACACACTCCGGTTGCGAAGCCGGACAAAAACAGAGCGGGCGAGCCTCTGTTTGCCAACGCTGGTTTGGTAGACGACGAGCGCAAGCGCAACAGCTTTGGCGATGCGGCTGCCGCGGCCAACGATCATGGCGTGCAGCAGGTGGGGCTGCCGACCGCCGCAGGTGGCGCGTTGAATCCGCCGCAAAAATCCGCGCCGTCACCGGTGGATATTCTGCGCACCGCCAGGGGGCAGGCCCAGGACGGCAGCGTGGCGGCCCGCTCGCTTGACCGGCAAATTGCCGCTCATGAAAGCGCAGCGGCGACGGGTAAAGCCTTGGGCGACGCAGGGCGAGCCGTGGTGGGTTTGTTCAGAAAGCCAGACCGGGGCAGCGATGTTTCTGTGTTCGATGCGCCGCCACATCCTGTGGTGCCCAACCCAACCGATCAACGCCTTGCATCGGGATCGCAGCAAGCGCCGGGCGCGCCAGCTGTCTTGCCGATCAACGCCACAGACCGCTCGGGCGATGCCAACATGCCCGCGATGGACACGGGTGCGCGTGGCTTGGCGCTGCCGGCGGCCAACGACCAATCCAAGCCGCAGCAGGTGGCGCCTGGCATCTATCGCCAGGGCAATAGCTTCGGTGATTCGCCCGAGGCGGCATCCTGGGGCGCGCGCGGCAGCAAGAACCCGAATGCGAACGATCTGGCGGCGGCTGACGCCCTGGCCAACCGCAGCGCGCAGGAGGTGAGCGCCATGGCGGCCCGGCTGCAACAGCCGACAGCCGCCGGCTTTCAGCCGATGCAGGCGCCGCAGGTGGAGCACAGCGGCAACAGCTGGGCGCGGCGGAATGAACTGCGCAATGCGCAGGTGAGCGCCAGTAGCATGACAGAGCAGCCTGGATATGGTGGCATCGTCACCCGCAGAGGCGTCGTCGGCGGGCAGCAGGGTGGTGGCACCGCTTCCCAGCAATACGCCGCCCTGCTGGCGCAGGACATGAAGGCGCGCGGCCTGGAGCCTCAACTGGCGGGCAAGGCCATGCAGGAAAACGCCGGTCTGCAGCGCGAGGGCATGCGCGAGCAGGGCGCCAATGCCCGCGAGGCTGGCCGCAACGCGCTGGCCCAGGGTGAGTTGGGGTTGAAGCGTGAAGCTGCCGGGTTCCAGACGCGGGCGGCAGCGCAGCAGGAGCAGCTGCGCAATGTCCTGCTTGATCCGAATGCGACCCCCGAACAGCGCAAGATCGCTCAGCGCAGCCTGGCCGCCCTGAGCGGCAAGACCGCCGCAGACCGCATGCAGACCGTGACCCTGCCAGACACCACGAACGAGATGGGCCAAGTGGTACGCGGTGGACAGGCGCTGGTGCGCGTGCTGGAGGATGGGACGGTGCAGCAAGTGCCGATTGGTGCGCAGGCGCCAGCGCCGCAAGGTGGGTTGCCAAAAGTCGCCACGCCACAAGACCTTGCCGCACTCAAGTCTGGAACGCGGTTTGTGGACTCCAACGGCGTTGAACGCATCAAGAAATAAACCATGGCACAAAACAACTGGCTTGACGAGGGCTCGACGCCCGTACCGCAACCCACTTCGGCGGCAG